GAAACACGGACCCAATGCTTCACCTTTTCAAGGCAGCAGGGTACAAGGTAGAGCCAGCACTATACTCAGACAGCACTTCGGTAGTATACTTCCCAATTTCTTCAGGCATTAAGCGTTCGGAGAAGGATGTAACTATCTTTGAAAAGATGGCACTTGCTGCTACTGCTCAGAAGTACTGGTCTGACAACGGTGTATCAGTAACCCTGTCGTTTGACAAGGAAACTGAAAAGCAGCACGTTGCCTCTGTGCTTAATATGTACGAGGGTCAGCTAAAGGCTGTATCATTCCTTCCAATGGGAAATGATGTTTATGAGCAACAGCCATATTCAGAAATTACAGAAGAAGAATACGACTACTACATTGGTAGAATTGCCAAGATTGACTTCTCTGCAATTTATGACGGTGTGGACAATCTTGAGGCACAGGGTGAGGCATATTGCACCACCGATTACTGTGAGATTAAGATTCCAGACAAGAACTAGTCAAAATAGAGTTATGCCCTGTCGTTAATTCGGCAGGGCATTTCTTTATGTGCTAAAATAGTAGTATCATGGCTAATCCTTCTAATCTTTATGCAGAAAAAATTTTTTCAGAGCATCCAATCGGTATGTGGTCATTTGACGACAGCATAAAGTATTTGTCACTAATTACAGACGCACAGCGTAGCCTAACAGCATGGACATTTACAAGCAGTGCAACAGGAACCAACTATACTACCCAACCACCGTACCCAAAACTTGGAACAACAGTTACTAATGTTACAAAAACTTCTGTCACTTCTAGCGGTACTTTTACGGCAACCAGCAACTATACTATTACGCCAAATGCAGATACATTTGCTATTGGATTTTATTACTATAAACTTACACCATACATCACATCAATTAGAATTGGATATAAGGTTGGTGCTGGAGCAACGCAGTGGTCTTCATCAATAACCACCCCCGAACTTTATGAGTGGGGATTTGCAAGTAATGTATTTGCAGCAAACGCTGTTGGAGCAAACATCGTAATTGAATTTACATATGCAGCACCTACAACATCAGACACAGTATCAATTCTTATTAATGGGCTAACTGTAGGAAACTTGGCAGAAGATTCACACGCAGAAAATGTTGGGTCTCAACTAACCGTTTTGCCAGCAAGTCTGGGAATTTCTGCTTCATTTACTGAAGGCATCGAAGTTTCTAGATATAACTCTTCCTTAGACAAAGGATATATTATAACCAAGGACGATGCTATCTACGCAAGAAACACGTCTTTTCCAATGACCTTCGGCTCTGAAAATGTTCTTGTTCTATATCCAAATGAAGTAGACTCACCTGACCCAGCACCATCACTAGTTTTGCCAGGCAAAGGATTTTTAAATGAGTCTGAAAAATATAAAACAAAAACACTTGAAGCCTGGATAAGGGTAAAAGCTCAAACAACTACACCACGTAGAATCATTGGTCCAATATCTGGAACTGATGGTCTTTATGTTAATGGGGCATACTTAATGCTAAGTGTTGGAGACAGCTTTGGTTCATTCTATGTTGGTGAGTGGGATAGACCAATGCTTATTCAAATAACAACAAGCAACAACTCTTCAAAGTTATTCTTAAACGGTGAGCTTGTAATTAACCTACTTTACGATATTAATGATTTGACCCTAGCAGACTACTACGCAACTGCACCAGCAACTAAAGACTGGATAGGATTTTATTGCTACTCGGATGTGCCAAGACTAGAGGTTGACTGTGTAGCAATTTATGCTTACGAAGTCGATAAGGTTTTAGCACTTAGAAGATTTGTATATGCACAAGGTGTCGATTTCCCAACAGGTTTAGTTTCTCAAAATGGTGGGCAGTCTATAATTCCAGACTACTCAACAGCAAACTATGCAAACAACTATACTTATGGAGACCAACAAAGATTTAGTTTTTCAGATGCAGATAAAGTAAATAATATAAATGTTTCTGGAAAAAGAATTTCAGCCCCTACACTTGTATTGCCAGAAGTTAGAATTGCAGAAGGCTCCGCATATACAGAGCAAGATTTGTTCTCAGAACAAGCCATTAGCGACTACCTTGACCTACAGCCAAGCTCTGGGTGGAATAGTGTAGAAAGCCACCTATACTTTGACAAGATATCTCAGCTATCAGAAAAAACTAGAGCTATTTATATTGTGGCAACTCGTTCAGAAAACAATACTTCAAAACAAATACTGTTTAAAATATTTGACAAAATTAATGAAAACTTTTTAGAGGCATACACAATAACTTCTGGTGGAAATAATAACGTTATTTATAGATTCTCTTATAATGGAACAGCCTCTACGCTAGGAACAGTTACTGGAAATGTTATTGGCACAAAGTTTGGTGCAGGACTAGACATAGACTCTCTAATTTCGTCAGACTCTACAAATGGAAGCAACCTTCGCTCATTCTTTTCTAATCAAGAAAGGCTTGCTCTGTATGTTGGTGGAGATGAAGAGTTTACAGCGGATGCAACGTTTACAGGAAAAATATATAAGCTTGGCTTTACTAATGAAAGAAACCTTTCAAAAATATCTGGACTATTTACAAGTGGAAGATTCAGTGGGTCAGCCTCAACACTAGATGCTCATACAGCAAGCTATACTTTAGTCGTTAAAAACTTTGCAAACAATGTTTATCTAGATATTGCTACAAATATGTATTGGCAAGAGTCAATTCCACTAAGCTCATTGGCAAAGTTTGTTTCTGGGGACCACTTCCTTGACTACCTTCAGCTAAACATAGACTATCCAAGACCAATAACTTTTAGCTCTGGAGAATATGACACAGACAATTCTGAAGTAAGAGCCTACATCACATTTCAGGATACTTCTGATACACCATCAGACGTGCTTACATTTGGGACATCAGTCAGAGTAGAATCAACAAATGTTATAGAGGATACAAGTGGATATGCAACAACAAAATATGAATTGGTAGATGGAACAGTTATTTATATTCCTGCAGGAATTGATAAAGCATCCTACTTTGCAGTAGTTCACTTAGAAATAAACACTAATGGAGTTATTAAAAATCCAATTGAGGTTAGAAATGTTCAAATTGCTTCTCAGGCACATACCCTAAACTCAACATCAGTGCTAGAGATTCCAACAAAGAATGGAATAACTCTAGTAGCATACAACAATGCAATTGTAAATCCACCATTTGAACTTAACACAACAGGTTGGGGTGTTAGGAATGGTTCTGTAGCACGTTCAAGTGCAATGTCTTACGAAGGAACCTACTCTGCCCTATTTACTGTTGGTTCTTCTGGAACAACTGCAGGTATAAACGTGTCGCCAAACACAACATATATGCCAGCAGTAACACCTGGAGACACTGTAACATATTCTATTTATGTAAAAGATGTAGATACCGCAAAATCATACCGTTCTTTTATAGATTTTTATGATGCAACTCCAACCTTCATTACTGGAAGTGGAGTGTCTGGTGCCACAACCTCTGTGTCAACATCTGCATGGACTAGAGTTACGGTTACTACAACTGTTCCAGCAGGAGCAGCATATGCAAGACCATATACATATTCTTCAGCATCATTTTCTGCTGGAGATGCTGGAAAAACAGTACACTTTGACTCAGCTACTTTTCATAAGGGGTATCTAACAGGGCAGGGAAACAACAATCCAGTTATCATTCCAAAAGACAATGACCCACACCTATACTTGTCAGCAAATTCTGGAATATCGATTGCTGGTGAAATTGCAGCAAAGCGTGGATTCTATTTGCCATTAAACTCTGAAGAGTCTACCGAGTTTGACGTTGGAATTATTCAAGCAACAATGAAGTTCCAAATTGAACAGTTCAGTACCTCAGACGTACTTCTTTTTGAATTAGAAAAAGAAGATATGACAACTATAAAGTTTTATGCAGACTCGCTAAATACTGCACAAAATAGGGCTAAGATTTTTGCAATAGACGAAACAGGTGCATCTTACACAACATTAGAGTATTACATAAATGGAATTAAAACAGAATATCCAGCGGTATCCCTAGACGAATGGGTAACGGTGGGAATTAGGCTTACAGAACACTTTGACATAGCTAGTCAAACAGCAAGGCTAAAGATTTCTGGACCAATGCTACTTAACAACATATCTTACTTCCAACTAAAGGCTGGCGATGAGGCATCAAGCATTATGACAATTTCAAGATGGATAAACATTCTCTATGATGGATATGCCTTGCAAACTTGGAATGCATATAGTTCTTCAACTTGGGGAGCAGAATTAACCATATCTGCTAGTGCTACAGAGATTAATGGTCTTGAGATAGACGATGTTTATAAGTCATTTGCAGGAACATCAAAAATTATTGCTGCTTATGATGCAACAGATAAAAAACTTAAAACAAAATCTTATGGATATGTTGTGTATATTGGTTCTTCAACCGACACAGTTACAACTTCACCGCTATAATATGGTATACTAGTGGTTATGAAACAAGAAAAACTAGACCCAGTTGAGCAAGCCCTGAGCAAAGCTCGTATCCAAGTAATCGAAAAGCACTATGATTGGGGGCTTTATGTTTGGATTCGTGAGAATGGAAAGCCATTTACTGACGAAGATGGAAACATCCTAAACATCCCATCAAAGAAAAATGACGAAGCTCAGATTGCAAAGCTTAAAGATGCTGCAACATATCACGGAGAGCCAAATGGTCACCCAATTTTTTACCCTGGTCTTGGAAGAATCACAGACGAGGAATACAGCGAACAAATTGACAGAATGAAGCAGGGTCTTATTCCTAACCTTAATGACCTAGGTGCTGTTCATGCTGCCAAGCAGACAATCGCACTTTATGGAGATGAAGAGTAATGGAAGAATACATTATTGGTGCTTCTTTGCCAGAATTTGATGCAGAAGAAGACCTGTTTAAAAAGCAAGACCCATTCATAAAGTCATGGGACGACCTAAAAGGTCTAAATGGTCTTGACCTAAACTTTAAAAGACGTTCAACACGCCAGATTTCAAAGGTAGACGTAAACAGCGATGCCTATCTTGACAGTGCTATGGCTGTTAGTGCAGGTGTTAATGGAGCAAAGTCTAAGGAACTAAATCCTGGAAAAATCTTTAAAAATGGCTATGGACTATTCGATGTAATTACTCCACCATGGAACCTATATGAGCTTGCAAACTTTTATGACACATCATTTGCTAACCATGCTGCTATCGATGCTAAGGTAGAAAATATTGTAGGTCTTGGGTATGATTTCCATATAACAGATAGAACTGCTATGCGTCTAGAGGGTATGGAAGACCAGGCAGCTATCAAGCGAGCACGTAGTAGAATTGAACGTGCCAAGGTAGAGCTAAAAGACTGGCTAGAAACCATGAATGATGAAGACTCGTTTACTCACACCATGATGAAGATTTACACAGACCTTCAAGCAACTGGTAACGGATACATGGAAATTGGTAGAACTGTTACTGGAGAGATTGGCTACATTGGTCACATTCCAACAACCACAATGCGTGTGCGTAGACTTAAGGATGGATATGTTCAGATTATTGGAGAAAAGGTTGTTTACTTCCGTAACTTTGGTGCAAAAAATCCAAACCCAATCACCTCCGACCAAAGACCAAATGAGATTATTCACTTCAAAGAATACTCACCGCTAAATACTTACTACGGTGTTCCAGACATTATCTCAGCAATCACAGCATTGCAAGGAGACCAGCTAGCATCACAATACAACATCGATTACTTTGGTAACAAGGCTGTACCAAGATACGTTGTAACTCTAAAGGGTGCAAAGCTATCGTCAGATGCAGAGGACAAGATGTTTAGATTTTTGCAGACTAGCCTAAAGGGTCAGTCACACAGAACTCTCTATATCCCACTTCCAGGAGACTCAGATACAAACAAAGTTGAGTTCAAAATGGAACCAATTGAAAACGGCGTACAGGAGGCATCATTCAATGACTACAGAGTTCGTAATCGTGACGACATCTTGGTTGCTCACCAAGTTCCACTCTCCAAGATTGGTGGCGGTGATGCAGCATCTATTGCAGCTGCCCTAGCTCAGGACCGCACATTTAAGGAGCAGGTAGCAAGACCAGCTCAACGTACAATTGAAAAACTTATTAATAGAATTGTAAAAGAAAAGACAGATATTCTTGAACTCAAGTTTAATGAACTTACTCTTACAGATGAGATTGCACAGTCTCAGATTCTTGAGCGTTATGTAAAGACCCAGATTATGGTTCCAAACGAAGCTCGTGAAATTCTTGGTCTACCACAAAGACCAGACGCAGACGAACCATTTCAAATGACACCTAGACAAGCAACAGACGCTCGTGCTAACCTTGCTGGCAACCGCCAGCGTGATGCAGAAAGAACAAATAATGCTTCGGATAGCACTACCACCACCACTGGACGAAATGCCCAGGGCGAGGGTAGAGCAGTACAATAAAAAGTATGTTACAATAT